CAAATTCAGTAGGGGCTTTGCACAGCATCAAACCGCCAATTTCAACATTTCCGCTTGCATTAGCGTGATACATCAGTTCCGGATGATCCGCAGCTTTCACTGGCACCCAGCCTTCCCGCATTTTCTTGGACACGTTAGCTGGGTCAGATGCACCCATGATATGTGTCGCAATGTATCGGAACTTGTAACCCGGCTCCGGGGTGGGAGTGGGCAACGTGCTTGGTGGAACGTATACGTATCGTGCATTTTTGTCGCGTGTTACTTGGTCACGTGGGGTGCGATTGTCGGCCATAATTATTTCTCCAATTTAGCTACTTCAGCAGCATATTGCTGCGGGGTTAGTCCGTACTTTTTTGCCAACGCTAATTGCGTGGTTGTAAGTTGGATTTTCTTTACACCAGACGAACGATTCGCAGGTGCAACGACGGCCGCAGGCTTACTTCTTGGAGTCTCATTAGGGGACTTTTCGCCGTTCGCGCCGAATAATTCGGGGAACGATTTACGCATGCGACCATCAATTTGGTCGAAGTATTCTTCTTGGCGTGGGTCGATGCCCGCGTTGACTAGTTTGTGGTGCAGCCCTAGTGCGTAGCTGGTGTATTCTTCAAATCCTGTCGCCCCGAACCACTGGTTTTTTGCCTGCCAGCGCAGTGACTTATCGTCGGGTGCAGCCTGTTGTGGCTGCGATTGTTGTACTTGTACAGGAATTTCGTCGTCTTGTAAAGGGGTAACTTTAAAAGATTTTACTTGTTCCACCTTCATTTTAGCGTCAGTGAGTGCTTCCTGCGCAGCTAAAATGGCTTCTGTGTCAAATGCTTCCTGTGCATCGCGGTATTGACGACGTGCGGCTTCCAACTGGGCATCTGCTTCACGTTTAGCTGTAGAAATAAACGCTTCTTGACCGTTATTGACAGTCTGTTTGAGGCGCTTGTTCTCTTCAGCCAGATGGTTAGTCAGGCGTTCCAGTTCTTGCTTTTCACGCAAGACGGATTCTTTAACACGACGTTCATCATGTCGTGCATGCGTCAATTCCTTGATACGGTTCTTGACCTTATCGGAATAGTTCTCAATTTCGTCGTCGTCCGGGTCTTCTACTTCCCGGTCCAGCGGCTTACGGCCTCGGTCTTTGGCAGGGGTATCGTCGATTACCTCAATCTCGACTTCGCCTTCATCGACGGCAGAATTGTTTTCCTTACTAGCCGGTGCTTGCGCATCCTGCTCATCTGGAAACTTAAAGTCATCTTCCATTGTGTTACTCCTTATTAAGCGCGGCTAATTCCGCGAGGGTCTTCAACTACGGCATCTACCTGATCGTCGTTCAGGAGACGGAACTCTTTGCCATAAATCTTAAAGCGGGTACCCGAATACGTGCGCACCAGTACGAAGTCGCCTTTTTTACACCAAGCACCGTTAGGAAACTTAGTCTTGTCGCCGTACGCATCTGGGCCTACGTCTAGAACAAACAGAACGGTGGTAGCGTGTTCTTCTTGTTTCATGTACGCGTCGGCTTTGATGATCGACGAATTTTCATAAGTATCTGCAACATCTGGCACTACGCACAGAATCTTCCAGCCTACAGCGGTGGGTATGGATTTTGCCTTGTCTTCATCCGAAGCTGTCTCATCAACCGTTTCTTTTGGCTGAATTCTACTTGGGAGGGTAATTCCGGCCGGTAAAATCAAATCACTCATCTTCTTCCTCTGCTTTCTCATTTGCATCAACAAGGTCTATTAAATGACGCTCTGCAAGGGCAAGACCTTGGATAACCCCACAGAGTTTTTGGTACTCATCAAAACTGCGACAGACCCCGCTGGCGAGGTCGTCGGCATAATTGTTCATATCCATGCGTAATCTATCGCGCAATACGCTTGCGAATTTGTCCATCATTTAGGTTTCTTCTCCTTGGTTGGCGGCTTTTCTGCCGCAGGTGTTTGCTGTCTTCCAAATGTGGCAATGTGCCCCAGTGCTGCCTGCTTAGTTTGCAGATCGTGTTGCGCTTTGCTGCGGGCTACTTCAATGCCCATCTTGGCACCAGCGGATTCTTGCTGGGCGGCCAGTTGCGCTTTGTTATGTTCAATGGACGAACGTGCTTTCATGGCATCCAGTTGCAGAGTGCCGGCCAGACGTTCTTTTTCCAGAGCCAATTTGTCAGCATTGTTGGCCGCATCCAGAGTGATCTTCTTCTCTTTCAGTTCGACTTCCTTCTGCTTAATCATCAGTTCTTGTTGTTGCTGCTGTACAACAGGGTCTTGTTGTGCCTGCTGGGCTTGCTGCTGTGCCTGCTTGGCTTGCGATTGTTGCAACACTTGTTGAGCGGCTTGTGCCATCATCTGCGACAAGGCCTTCTCGACTTCTGGAGGCATTCTGTGTTCGTTGTCGTCATCTTCAGGGGCCGGAAGCGGCATCCCCAGTTGCTGTTCAATCTTCTGACGGTAGGCAAAACCAACGTGTTCAGCAATATGAGACATCATTGCCGCTTGAATCTGTGGTGCGCGTGGGTTCTGTCCAACCAGTTGCATAATGATTGGGTCTTGCATGGCCGCCATATGCACTTGGATGTGTGCTTCGTGGTCTTGGTACATGAACGCTTTGACAGGCGAACCTTTCAGGATGGCCATATTCTCAGACACAGGGTCTTTTGGCTTCTGATCGCCCGGCAGGGGTACCAACTTCTCTGCGTTCTTGATGCCCAGTACTTCCAACATACCGCGGTGTAGCTGTGGCAAGTCGTAAATGTCCGGTGCCATCTGCGCCATCTGGATCACAGCCTGATACTGAACCACACGTTGTGACATGGTGGCCGCATTAGGATCAGACACTGGAATCACATCAACCAGATCGTAGTCAGCTTTTTTGGCTCTGCGGTTGCCGTACTCTGGGTCGTAGGTGTAATCAGGGTCGGTGTAGTCCCGAATGATTTCCTTCAACAATTTCAGCTCACGTTTCAGAGCGAAATGTACCCGTGCTTGTACGGCAGTCATGACCTTCAGTTGACGCTCAAGCAATGCCAGAGTGGTGCCAACAGGGGCTTGGGCAGACATATCCGACACATTCATGTCAGCAGTTGCAGCGAACCGGCGGCCTTCTTCTACGATGTTTTGCAGCAGCGTGTACAGAACTTGTGATGGCTCTTTGTACGGCAATGGCAGAATCGAATCACGAATGTTGCCAGACGCTACGTCTACGTCGCGGAATTCTCCGGGGGCGATTGGGGTGTCATCACCCTTAATTCTGAGTCCACGGGACTTGAGACCACCCGGCAGATTTGACAGAGTGCCTGCGTCCACGAGTTGCCGCATAAGGGAAGTAGCAGATTTTGCAAAGCCCCCGATGAGGTGAAAGAGGCCAAATCCGTAAGCTCCGAAGCCGGGGATGTATTGGTAGTGGACGAAGTGCTGTCGTTTAAGCTTGAGGTCGTCATCTTCTTTCCAGTTACGGCGAATGGCTAAAACAGTCTGGGTACCGCGGATATACGTAACGACGTACGGCAGGGCAATACCTGTTGGTTCACCGTCTTCGTCCACATCTTCATAGCCGGCCAGATCGAGGTCTACATGGCACTCATGCAACGTGTAGCGTTCATCATTCAAATCCGTAAAGCCGGTCTCTTTGTCCTTGGCCTGCTGGATGCTGTCTTGCGTGCGTGGTGGGTCTGGAAGCTCGGCATCTATATAGAAGCCGGCCTGTTGTAGCTTGATGATGTCATTCTTGTGCTTACGCATCACGTGGGTGAAGCGATGGCATGTGTCCATGTCGGTATTACCGTACGGCAGGATGCCATCTTCTGCTGGTACGAACATCGACACTTGTCGGCCGAGACTTGGGTCGTAGTAGACTTTCTTGAACGCGGAACCGGTGGCCGGCAGGGACCACAACATGCGCTCATGCTCTGACCGGAACTCTGACATGCTTTCAGTCAGTTCAAAATTCATGTCGTCTTGGACTCGAACCGCAGCTTCTTTGACGGCCGTAGACTCTTTACCGATGATCTTGGTACGAACAGGACCCTGTGCAGGGAACGTCTCAGTAATCGTCTCAGCTTGAAAGCGCACAACGGCTTCGGTAATCATTGGGTGGAAGACACCGCAGGCACCGGCCCAAGGCTCAGTACGCTCTTCCATCTGTAAACCCAACAACTTCAGGCCGTTTACATACGCCAGTTCCCAGTCCTTGCGGCTGTTCTTGTCGTTCTCAATCTCAAAGTCCAGATTGCCAACCATCTGGGTTAAGGCACCAGCATCCATATCTTCAGCCAAGTTGGCATTGAAGTCGTCTTCACCATCCTTTTGGATGGAAAGCTCAAAGCCCGGGCCGTCGATGTTCACTTCTTCGGGATCAATGATTTCGATCTCAATCGGTTCTTCGTTTTGCGCCAAGGCATCAATGCCTGTCTGATGCCCACGAAGGGCTTTGTCCATATTAGTTGCCATTATGTATCCTTT